ATGTCCTCAGCAATAGCTAGAGGATTAGTTGCTCGTAAATCCGGTAAATTTAAAGGAAAGAAAGTAAAAAGTAAAAAATACGGAGGGCCAGCATAATGGCAACTTATCAAGGAAGAAAAGTTAAATTAAATAAACCTTTTCGATTATCAGCAAGTGAAAATAAAAGAAAAAAATTTGGGGTTTATGTAAAAAATAAATCAAGCGGAAAAATTAAAAAAGTAACTTTTGGATTTCGAGGAATGTCAATAAAAAAAAATAATCCTGCTAGACAACGATCTTTTCTTGCTAGAATGGGTGGAGTTTTAAAAGAAGTAAAAGGACAAAAGACTTTGAGTCCTGCTTATTGGTCAATAAGAGCATGGAAGAAAAATTTTCCATTATAATTTATGTCCAGGATTTTAGATCAATTAGCTGATCAACACGAAGAACGAATATTAAATGTTTTATATAGATTAGAAGAAGATGTCGTTAATACAGTTACAACAGGTTTCAAAGGTAATTTAGATCAAACAGATATAAGACTTGCAATAGCTTTACAACCTCAATTAAGAAGAGCTATCCAAGAAACATTCTTACAAGAAGCTGATATTATTATTAACGAAGAATATAATAAAATTGCTAAAGTTGTATTAGATACTTTTGGAAAAATGCCTATTCCTGCTAGTTTTCGTGGACTAACACAAGTTGATCTAACAACAATAGATTTATTGAAAACACAAACATTTCAAGGATTTGAAGATATTGCTGAAAGATTTCTAAAAGTAATAAATGATGAAGTTTATCAAAGTGTAATAGCTGGCAGACCTTTTAACGATATGGTTTCTAATATTAGAGGACATATCAACGGAGTATATCAACAATCAAATATCGCAGAAATAAATGAACTTGTTGATTTTATTAATGAAAATAAATTTAATCCTAAAATGGAAAAAAGAGTAAATGAAGCAATAAGAAAATTACAAACTCAATATGCTGCGGATCGTGCAGGAAATAATTTAAGAAGATATGCTAGTCAAATAGCACATGATTCAGTTATGCAATTTCATGGACAATTTACAATTAAAAAAGCAAAAGATGCAGGACTAACTCATTTTATCTACACAGGCACATTAATAAGGGATTCTAGACAATTTTGTAGAGATATGCTAAACAATAGACTAACCGAAGATGAAATTAGAGAGAAGTGGAATTCTGAAGGTTGGAAAGGCAAAAGTCCAGGCGATCCTTTTATAGTTCGAGGTGGATATCGTTGTCGACATACTTGGATTCCTACTGATCCTAATTGGAATATATAAAAGGGAGTATTAAATGGCAGAAGAAAATCAAGTAGAACAAACTACGGAAACAAAGGTTGAAGAACAACCGAAAGAACAAACAACTGAAACTGTAAATTCAAATACATTTACAGAAGATGATGTAAATAATATAGTTAAACAACGATTGGCTAAAGAGAGAGCTTCGATATACAAAAAATTAGATGTTGAAGATTTAGATACTGCAATCAATGCAGTAAGATCAACAAGAGAAGCTGAAGAAAAACAAAAGATACAAAAAGGCGAATTCGAACAAATCCTCAAAGAGAAATCGGAGGAATTCAATAAAAAATATACAAGTTTAGAAAGCGAGTTGAAAGATATAAAGATTAATAAAGCTTTATTATCTTCTGCTTCTAAAAATCGAGCGATCAATCCAGATCAAGTGGTTGAACTGTTAAAAAATAATATCAAGCTCAATGATACAGGAGGGGTTGAAATTGTTGATAAAAACGGTATAGCTAGATATAACAGTAAGGGTGAACTTTTTACTACTGACGAGTTAGTAAATGAGTTTTTGACACAGAACCCTCACTTTGTTACTGCTACTCCTAGTGGTAGTGGCACAGTGTCAAATGTGGATAGGACAGAGCTCAATACAACCTTAAATTTGAGTGATATAGATATGAATAATCCAGCGGACAAGAAAAGGTATGCTGAATATAGAAAGCAGAGAGATTCTGGACAAAGGATTATTAACAATAAACAGTAACCATTAAGGAGTAAAATAAAATGGCCAACGAAACAACATCGAGCACCATAAGTGAGCTATATACGGAAATCGTAGCAGAAGCTTTATTTGTGGCAAGCGAACAATCTGTTATGAGAGGTCTAGTCCGAAATTACACTATTGCAGGCGGAGGCAAATCCGTAGAAGTACCGATTTTTTCTACTGTATCAGCAGCAGCTGTAAACGAGGCAACTGATCTTTCAAACACAGCAGTAAATCCAACTTCTGTAACTATTACAGCTTCAGAAATAGGAATTATGACCACACTAACGGACTTAGCCAGAAATTCTTCGTCTAGAAATATTGCAGCTGATATTGGTAAATTATTTGGTGAAGCAATCGCCAAAAAAATGGATCAAGATTTAACAGCATTATTTGACGGATTTTCTAGTAGTATCGGTGGTGCAGGACAAGAATTAACTGTAGATAAAATTTTCCAAGCAGTAGCTACATTGAGACAAGCTAATGTTCCTGGACCTTACTACGGTGTCTTGAACCCAAAAGTTGCGTACAATGTAAAGAAAAATCTAACTAATACTTTCGTTAATCCAAATCCAAACGATTTAACTAACGAAGCATTAAGAACAGGTTACATTGGAAACATTGCAGGAGTTCAAATTTTTGAATCTTCAAATGTTGACGGAACAACTGATACTGATAATTGTAAAGGAGCAATCTTTTCACAAGATGCTTTAGGTCTAGCTATGATGCAAGATCTGAAGATAGAAACTCAAAGAGATGCGTCTTTGAGAGCTGATGAAATTGTTGCGACTGCCGTATTTGGTGTAGGTGAGCTACATGATTCATACGGAGTTGAATTACTTGCTGAATCAGTAATTAACTAAAAACTCTAATTAGGGGTGGTTTATCCACCCCTTATCTGTTAGGATAAATTATGGAAAAGATTAAATTAGTTAGTTCAACAGGAAAAGTTATCACTCGTAATAAATCTGATTATGAGAACAATTTTGATATTTGGGAACGAAAAGGTTTTAAAGTTCAAGGTGCAAAATCAGAATCACTTATTGTTGAAACACCAAAGAAAAAAAAGAAAAAGAAATCTAAATAATGGCAACAACTTTATTTGGAGTTGCGAATACAAATTTGCAAAAGATTCAACCAGATATTCTAGGTTTTGGAGTATCTGATTTTGGGGATCAATTACAATTTGCAGAAAATGATGTTCTTCGTAGAATCCGTGAGGAATGGTGGGAGCGATATAGACATCAAGTAAGATATAAAGACATTACAAAAATTACTACAGTCGAAATGACTAATAGTAAATTGACAACTTCTCAATGGACGCAATCAGTCGTTTATTTATCATTATGGAAATATATTTATCCAATATTGACTAAATGGCGCGATCCAGACACAGGCGAAGGCAAAGATACTTTCCAAGTACAAATTGATTTTTATAGGGACAGATACGAAGAGTTCCAAGCAATTTTAAGGGACGGGGTTGAATATGATGAAGATGGTGGGGGAACAGTATCTGATAGCGAAAAGGAATCGTTACATCAATTACGATTAGTAAGATAGTGGTCGCAGAAATCAAAATTGATGTGAACACAATTGAAGTGAAAAAATTAATTCAAAAAATTTCTAGAAAACAAAATATAGCAATTCAAAGGGCATTAAATAGAGTTTCTAATATGGCTGTATTAATGATAACAAAAAGAACTCAAAGAGGACAAAAACCAGACGGAGGTAAATTTATTCCTTACGCACCAGCAACAAAAATAGCATACGAAAGTATAAAAGAAAATTCTGATATAGTAGATCTTACATTATCTGGACAAATGTTTAGAAGTTTAGATTTTAGAGTTAGAGGAAAAAAATCAACATTATTATTTGCTAATAAGGATATGGAAAAAAGAGCATTTAGACATGATATCCTGGGTGTTGGCAAAAAGAAAACTAAAAGACCTTTTTTTAGTATTGGAAAACAAGAAGAGCCAAAATTAATAAACGAATTTAGTAAATTTTATTTTCAACAAATTGGGATTAGATGAGTAAAAGAGAAAACATCGCAAGTGATATAATAACAAAATTAGATGCAGTAACTAGTCCAATAGAATTTAAAAAATTAACAAGAGAACCATTTGATATAGAAGAATTAAGTGATGCTCAATTCCCTTGTGCTTTTATTCAAGCTGGTGACGAAAGTAGAGAACCGGCTTCAATAGGAGTTACAGGTTCTGCTACTTATAGAGCAACTATTGATTTTATTATTGTAGCTTTTGGAAAAGGAACATCAAGTAATATAGATACTGTAAGAAATCAAATAATTGAAGTGGTTGAAGAAACTTTAGATAATGATATAACTAGAAATGGAAATGCGTTGGATACACAAATTATTGAAGCATCGTCAGATGAAGGAGCTATCTATCCTTATGGAGCTGTGCGAATAACTGTGCGTGTAATGTATGAATTTACTAGAGGGAGTGCATAATGGCTAAAGACATTAGTATGAAAAAAGGCGATAGCATGATTAAAATATCGGAAGAATTTGTCGATCATTATAAAAAATTAGGTTACGAAATTTTTCATCATAAAAAAAATATTTCAGTTGCAAAGGAAACTGAAAAGATTATAAAAGATTTAAAGAAAGAAAAGGAGTAAAAAATGGCAACACATCACGGTAAAGAAGGTGTTATGACAGTTGGCGGTTCTACTATTGGAAATTTAACAGGTTTTACAGTTGATACTACTCATGATGTTGTAGAAGATACAGCATTAGGTGATTCAATGAAATCTTTTTTGGCTGGTAGAGGAACTTTTACTGCTTCAGTAGATATGAACTATGACGAAACTGATTCTGGACAAGGAGCTTTAGTACAAGGCGCAAGTTTAACATTTGCATTTTTGCCAGAAGGTAATGATAGTGGGGATCAAAAATTAAGTGGTTCTGGAATTATTACAGGAATGTCAGTAGGTGTATCTTTGGACGGTGTATCAACAAGAACAGTTTCTATACAGGGTTCTGGTGGTCTTACTATCGGTACTGTAGCATAATTTTATGGCAGAAAAGGTAAATTACTTTGACGGAGTAAAATCGCATTTTGATGAATTACAAATCAAAGTAATAGAAGTGCCAGAATGGGATTTAGTTGGTGATAAAGCAATCTATGCTAAACCATTTAATATGCTTGAGAAAAGCAAATTGTTTAAGAATGTTAAAGGTGAAGATCTTAATATTCTAATTGATATCATAATTGAAAAATCTTTGAATAAAGAGCATGAAAAAATGTTTACTCCAAATGATAAACTGAATTTCAAAACACATGCAGATACAGATGTTGTCGCAAGAGTTGCTAATCAAATATTAGGGACTGGTTATGATGACATTAAAAAAAACTAAAAAATCCAGATTTTTATAATGTAGTCGCTCTTGCTGAACGATTACATAAAACTATTCCAGAAATCTTGCAAATGTCCGTATATGAGTTTAATATATGGGAAGCTTATTTTGAAAATCAAAGTAAGGAACATGAAAGACAATTAAACTTGATGAAAGCTCAGCGTAGATAATGGCAACAAAAAAAGTAAATATTGATATTGTCGCTAAGGATAAATCGAAACAGGCGCTCAATAATGTAAACAATAATCTAGAGAGAACAAAAAGAAGTGTTTTAAATGTTAAAAATGCACTTATTGGATTAGGTGCAGGACTTGCAATAAGATCAATAGTTCAAACAGGAATTCAAATTGAAGGCCTACAAGTAAGATTAAAAGCTTTATTTGGTAGTGTAGAAGAAGGCGCAAGAGCTTTCAATGTCATGGCTGAA